TCGTCTAAGTAGTATCCCAAAGCGATACAATTACATTTTGCCCCTATACCTTTTGATTTTGCCTTGAACCTTTTAACTTTGCCCTACACTTTTTGATTTTGCCATACTTTATAATTTTGCCTTGCTCTGCTGTTGCCGTACATTTTAATTTTGCATAGAGAAAGCCGGACATCCCGCAATCCGCAAGGTGTCCGGCCGTGTTCTGCTGCCGTTATTTCACACTGATCTCCGTCCCGTTCTTGAAGGTGAAGCGCACATCCTTCTTCGAGAAAACCGTCACATGGTCGAGAAGGTTGAACCAAAGGTCATCCGTGAATTCCTGTACATCCTCATCCATCTCTGCCAGGTCATGAAGGAACGCCTCGATCATTTCCCGCTTTGCCTGACGCTCCATGATCCTGCCGCTGACCTTATCCAGCCGTTCCTTTGTCCTGTCATAGCGTTCGGAGAGAGCATCATACTTCTTTTGGTAATCCTTCTGATTCTGTGCAACATGGGCGTTCTCGCTGATGCACTGCTCGACCAGTTCCGTTACCACCATGACCTCCTGTTGCAAGGCTGCCTGTTCTGTCTCCAGCTCCGTGGTATCGTACATCTTGTCCTTGATGGCTTCAAAGGTGGCGATGATCTCGTCCCGCTCCTCTCCGAGAATCCGCAGGGCTTTGAGGTACAATGCCTTGATGGTGTCCTCGTCCAAATGAGGCGTGGAGCAGTTCTTTCCGTCATCGTACTTGTGATTGCACCGCCATATGACTTTTCTGTACTTGTCATTGGAGTGCCACACCTTCGAGCCGTAAAAGCCGCCGCAGTCACCGCATCGGATTTTGCTGGAGAAAATGCTCACGCAGCCGTGCCGGTCCGTATCACCGAACCGTCTCTGCATCTCCTTCTGCACCCTGTCAAACTGTGCGGGAGGGATAATCGCTTCATGGTTTCCTTCCACATAGTATTGCGGCACCTCGCCCTCGTTCTTCTTCTTTTTCTTTGTCAGGAAGTCCGTAGTGTAGACCTTCTGGAGCAGGGCGTCGCCTTTGTACTTTTCGTTGGTAAGTATGCTCTCGACCGTTTTCTTGCCCCAGTTCTTTTTACCGCCCGGCGTCGGGATGCCCTCCTCGGTGAGCTGCCGCGCAATCGCATACGGTGTTTTTCCCTGCAGGAAAAGCCCGTAGATTCTGCGGACGATGACCGCCTGCTCCTCGTTTACCACCAGGTTGCCGTCCTCGCCCCGGTCGTATCCGAGGAAACGCTTGAACGGCACCGTGACCTTGCCGTCCTGGAAACGCTTTCTCTGTCCCCAGGTGCAGTTCTCCGAAATGGAGCGGCTCTCTTCCTGTGCAAGGCTTGACATGATGGTCAGGAGCAATTCGCCCTTGCCGTCAAATGTCCAGATGTTCTCCTTCTCGAAATAGCACTCCGTGCCGTTCTCCTTCAGCTTTCGGATGGTCGTAAGGCTGTCTACCGTGTTCCTTGCGAAGCGGCTCACGCTTTTTGTCACGATGAGGTCGATTCTTCCCGCCAGGGCATCCTCGACCATAGAATTGAAACCGTCTCTATGCGTCGTATTGCAGCCGGTTATGCCTTCGTCAGCATACACGGCGACAAACTCCCAATCCTCGCGCCCTTTGATGTAATTCGTGTAGTAGTCCACCTGTGCCTCGTAGCTCGTCAGCTGTTCGTCCCTGTCCGTTGAAACGCGGGCATAGGCGGCAACCTTCCGCTTTTTCCTGCTGCCGAGGGGAGAGGCTGTGAACTTGCTGATGGTGGCGGGTATTGTGATTACGTTCTTTGCCACTTTTTTGCCCTCCTGTCTTTAAAAAAGTATTCCAGACTTCCGTCTTCCAATGCTGTGATGTGGTCGATCTGCTCCGTGAATGCTTTCCCGTCAAAATCATCCATGCCGAGAATGTAGGCGGAAACCTTACGGATGTTGAAATCCGCCAGGTCCTGCCCGTTGCATTCCGTCCTGACCTTGTGCTTGCCGGAGCATCGCCAGTAAACGTACTTTCCGTATCCGCAGTATCTGTGGTAAATGTTTCCGCAGCAGGCGCACCGAATCATCCCGGTGAACTCATCCGTGGATGTGGTCTCGTGCCTGTTGCTCCGCAGCTTGAGCGTCTCATATGTCTTGACCGTGCCGTCCTTCAGATGAAAGTCAATACTGCCGGAGGCTTGAACCACCATGCGGTCGACCGTTTTTGTGAAGTAATCCTCGTCAAAGGTTTTCTTCCCCATGACCCGGCAGAAGATGTCCCTGATCTCTGAATCGGGATAGTTGACACTGTCGCAGGTGATTCCGTGATTGCTCTTTGCTCGGCAGTACCAGTAAAGGTGACCGCCGTCCGTTGTATCGCTGATGGCTCTGCCAAACCGTCTGCCACACTTGCCGCAGAAGATTTTCCCGTCGAACAGGTTTCTTGGACGCTTGCTCTCCGGCTTTATTTTCTTCGGCTTGACCGGCTTTGGCGGCATCTGCCACTGTCTGACCTCGCCGCCATAAAGCTGCATCTCAATACTGCCGTCCGCAAGCGAGGTGATCTGCTTAACATTCCTCTCGAACGCTTCTTCATCGAATCCGTCCGTTTCCATCAGTTCGGCGCAAATATCCATCAGCTTATGTTCAGGATAATTGTGGCTCTTGCAGGTGACTCCAGGCTCTTTTTTGCTGCGGCAGATCCAGTCCACATATTCCTTGCCCCTGACCCTGCCTTTCTTCCTCGTAAAGTTCGCCCCGCATACGGCGCATTTGAACTTTCCCGTAAAGCAATATGTCGGATTCAGCAGCGAAGCCCGTCGCTCCATTTCCGCTTTTACCTTTGCGTAGGTGTCGCGGTCGATGATAGCCTCGTGGCTGTCTGCCATGTAATACTGCGGCAGCTCTCCGCGATTTGGCACCTTCCTTTTGGTGATGGGATCTTCGATGTAGCATTTCTGTCGGCGGATATCCCCGGCATAGACCTCGTTGAAAATCAGCTGCCGTACTGAGGCTTCCTGAAAGTCATTTCCCAGCGTGGTACGGATGCCCGCATTGTTCATGCTATCCGCAATGTCCCGCAGGGTAACGCCATCGATGTACATCTGGAACATCCATCTGACCGCCTCGGCTTCTTCGGGAATGATGACATACTTTTTCAGTTCATCATCGTACCGGTAGCCAAGGATGTGCTTGTTTGCCGCACCGATCTCTCCGTTTTTGAACCGCTTGTGGATGCCCCATTTCACATTTTCGGAAATGCTCCGGCTCTCTTCCTGGGCAAAAGAAGCGAGGATGGAAAGCATCAGTTCTCCATCCCCGCTCATCGAATTGATCTGCTCTTTCTCGAACCGAACCTCCACACCGATGTCCTTCAAATGTCTGACCGTATTCAGCAGATCGACCGTGTTTCTCGCAAACCTGGAAATCGACTTGCAAAGGATGATGTCAATCTTGCCAGCCTCGCAGTCCTCCAGCAACCGTCCGAACTCACTGCGTCCTGCGACGAGAGTGCCTGTTATGCCGGAGTCAGCGTACACGCCTGCATATTCCCATTCCGGATTCTTCTGGATGAGATCGCTGTAATAGCTTACCTGTGCGGAAACGGAGTGAAGCAGCCGCTCGGTGTCCTTGGAGACCCTTGCGTAGGCCGCCACTTTTTTCTTTGCCGGGAGTGCCTTGATACCCGGCTTGATTCTCGTGATTTTCGGCATGAAATCAACTCCTTTCCGACACTATATATCACTCTAAAAGCCAGTTATATCAAGGGTTTTCCCGATAATAATGTAGACAAAGTTGGCTTGTATTTTTCGAGCAGCATTGTATCAATTTTAGTGAACTCTTCTTCTGAAATGACGCCCTTCTTAAGCATCGCTTTCGCCGTTCCAAGGCACAGAAGGTACATTTTCTCCGCATGAAATTCCGCCTCATTCATCCGCTCCACCTCCGAATCGATCAGAGATATAGCAGGCATGAGAACAATACTTCCGCTTGGAGTTGCCATAGGCAGAGAATGGCTTACCGCAGTGCGGACATGTGTACTGATACACTGCCTTTTGATTCAGCCGTTCCGGATGCTCCTTCCACCACTTAACGCGGCATTCTTTTGAGCAGAACACGCGCCGTTTCATCCCGTCCACCTGGATCAGTGGCTTTCCACACTCACGGCAGACATCTGCTGCATCGGTATTCACAACCGGAATCGGCTTTTTTATTTCCTGCAGACCGTTCCTGCGGCAAAAGGATATGACCGCATCCCTGGAAACATCGACCTGCTTTGCGATTTTCGCATAACTCATACCTTCTCTCCGAAGGTTCCTGATCTGTTCCTTCTGAAATCCATCCATGACTGAGACCTCCTAAGTCACAGTCAAAAGATATGCGCCGGATTTTAACCTCATAACAAAAAAGAGCCTGTGGACACTCCGCAACGGGAATGCCCACAGGCTCAAATAAATTCAGATATTCTTCGTTATACACGGACGGTATAGTCGAGCGAAATCCATCCCGCGCCGCTCTTTAAGCGTCCCCATCCTGCGGTCGAGCCCTTGCCGGACTTGACCTCTACGATGGTATAAACGCCGACAGGGATATACTGCGTCCTCGCATAGTCCGTACCGGGACCCTTACGGATGTTCAAATCGCTGATGCTGACCTTCACGAAGAACGGAACCGCCGCCGCGGAATCAGATGTTGTGTTCGGTGTGTAGATGTTTACACCGTTTACATCGAACACACTATATCCCGGATTGGCATCCGCGCACTTCTTGGCGTTCTCCAAAATCTTATACGCGCCTTTCTGCGTTTTGGCGTCCGCCCAGGTCTTACGAACACGGTACCATGCGACAGCCGTCTCGCTTTCCTTCACATCGAACTGCGTAAGGTTCCACCGCTCGATGATGGAGCAGAGGTTCTGCACATAGGTAAGGCTTGTGGCGTAACCGCCGTCCTTGATGATCTGCGCCGCTTTCTTGTAGTCGGTGCAGCCCTTCAGACCGTCATAGCGGAGTTTGCTGCCGTTCTTCGCGCCGAGCAGATATGCGGAATGGTCGGCAATGGAATCCTCCACACACGGGTAATTGCGGAAGTCCGCTGTGATGGTGGTATAGCTGCCGTCCGTGTTCTGTTCCTTCGTCTGCTTGGTATACTTGCTCGTTCCGTCCCAGTTCGAACCGCTCCACGTGTTGCCGGAGAGGGAGCATTTCATGCCGAACACGTTATTGGCGTTCTGCGCCAGCTCCGACTTGCCATATCCGGATTCAAGGATGAACTGCGCCATCGAAACCGAGGCGAGGATGCCTGTTCTCTTCTGATCTGCCGTAAACAATGTCCCTACACTCTTTACAACATCCGACTCTGAAAGCGAAGAAAAGGCGGAAGCCTGTGTTCCTTGTGTAGTTGCGGAACCATCGGTCCCCCCAGTACCACTACCGAGAGCCGCCGTGACCTTTTCCGCAAGATCACCCATCCTGGCATACATCCAGTTGCCGGGACAGGACTTATTGGCGAACCACCGATGGACGGTCAGCACCATCTCGCCGGACTTCGGTTCGTAGGCAAGCGTCTTGTCCTTATCGCCAAACCACAGGAGTTTCGTCTTGCCGTTTCGCTTGCAGATATCCACGCACAGCTTGATGAGCGTCTGATATACGATATCGCGGAACGCATACGGCTCCGTGGTGTCGGATGCGCACTCGATGGTGATTGCCCTCTGGTCATTGGCATTGGAGGAAGAACACCAGGAGCGGTTCTTCTCCTCCACATACATTCCGACACGACCGTCCTTGTCGATGCCGTAATTCGAGGATGCCTGGGTACTGGATTTATAAAACCAGTCCCCAAGTCCCTCCGCCGTACACTGACCGACCACGCAGTGAGGAGTGATCCGGTCGATGGAATGTGTCCGCAGCCCGGAATGGTTCGGGCTTAGTTTGGTGTAAGCCACCATTGAACTGTTTGTGTAAGCCATTACTCGTCACCGTCCTTTCCATCGGTGTCGCGGTCATGGAGCTGCTCCAGCACCGCCTTCAGCTTTTCCGGTATAGGCAGACCCAGGTGCGCGGCATTCTCCGTGAGAGATACACCTTCGTTGGAGATGTAGAAAAAGATCACCGCCGTGCGCAGGACGCTGCCCGTGCCGATGACCTGCACATCGAGGATGTTGGCAATCCCCACAAGAAGAAAAATAAGCACCTTGCGGCAGATACCCTTGAAGCCGACCTCGCTGGAGAGCTTCTTGTCCGCCACAGCGCACATGACGCCCGTGATGTAGTCGATTGCCACGAACGCCACAAGAGCGATGAGCAGACCGTCACAGCCGCCGAGGAAGTAGCCCAGCCATCCGCCAATTGCCGTAAAGATGAGTTGAATGGTGTTCCAGAATTCTTTCATACGCTTGTACCTTCCTTTCTCTGGTTGAATTTTTGTATGAAAAAAGCGACTGCCCGCTATGGACAATCGCCGTTTTCCGATGATATTGTGTTTTGTTGCTTTGCCTTACAGGGTGATTTTCTCCCCGGTTATGACATCGCAGATCGTGGTTCCTTCCCCGAATGCCGCCCTTGCCTCGGCGAGCGTCTCTGCGTCAAGCCCTCTGTGGTTACCGCGATAGGCTTCCAGTTCCTTTGCGATCTGCGTCTCACGCTTCGCTTCCGTTGCCTCCGGTGAAAACCAGGTCGCTCCGGCAAAAGTCAGCTTCTCGACCACATCTGCCGGGAGGTATGAGCCGTTCGTCTTCCACTTGGCGGCTCCGTCATCCTCTACCTCAATTTTGTCTGCCTGGTCTAAAAGCCGCTGTGCCTCTTCGCGGGCATGCTTCTTCCAGAACTCTCCAAGTTCTCCGTTCCATTCTCTTTCAAATCTTGTCATTGCCGTACCCTCCGTTCGTTTTGGTATGTACATATATCACTCTGAACCGCGCATTTATCAAGGTAATTCGGAGCATAATCTGTACAAATATCAGAGGCAGAAACTGTGTATTGTTTTCATAGTGTCAGACCTGTTTCGGCAGCCACTCCCACAGCCGCAGATCCTCCTGCCCAAGGGACCACATACACATTCCCCGGAGATTCCACCGATAAGCCGCCTCGTTCGCCCAATAGATGAGGGAGTCCACGTCTTGGTAGTAGAGGATGGAGAAGCCGTCCGCGTCACCGAGGAACAGGCGGGATATCCAGATGTTGATGTCCACGGGGATGACCGTTGCCTGATAGTCGTTGCCGCAGGAAAGCGAAGTCATATCATCCGAATGGGAAAAGTCGTAGTCCATCGAGATGTCCTCGCTCCGAGTGCTTGATTCCTCCACATCGGCAGTCAGCGTGAATACTTGGAACTCGCTGTCCCATGTGCAGTTGCTCCTGCTGATGCGGCCGTAGGATTTTGTCGTTCCGTCTGGCATCACCACATCGAACCGCTCATACGGCTCGTATGTCCAGGCGTCACCCAGGCGCATCAGTTCGCATACCGTCCGATTGTCGGAGCGGTACCCGGCATAGCCGCCGGAGAAGCCGCTGACCGTTGCCGTAAACCGCAGCGTATAGGAGGAGCCGGAATACACGCGCACCCTGTTTCCACGGATACGCATCTCAACCGTGTACATATTCGGATCGTCACGAAGGTCTGTGGTCGGCGTCCTCGTGATCTCCTGACTGTAGCTGCCGAGGAGCGTGGAGCCGTTGTAAAGTTCCACCGCCTGACTATTGTAATTCAGACAGCAGAACAGATCACCGCAGAATATGCCTGCCTTGCCGCTGCCGCTTGCCGGGAATGCCAGCCTTGCCCGGAGGTGGATATCCGAAAAGCCGTCATACTTCCATGCAAGCTGACCGCTGCCGTCAAGCTGGGAGTAGACGCGCTCCGTGGAGTATTCATCTGACCGCCACACGGTAAAGGAACCTGACAGCACCGTCCAGTAGTTTGTCTCCAACACGCCGTAGTCACGGAAGTCCTCGTACCAGATAAGAGCCGAGTCCGGCTTTCTTCGGAGCATTTCCAAGGTGAGACGGAAACCACGGTCGGGACCGACCATGTTGCCCTCCACATCCTTGAACTGCCGTGGGGAAAAAGAATAGGTCGCTTCTCCTGCGGACGGCTCTTCCGAAAAGGACGAGCAAACGCGGAAACCGTAAAACTGTACGCCCTTCACATCGACTGAAATCTTTATGGTATGCGTTCCTGCGGAAAGGCTCACGCCGCTTGCAAGCGCAGTCCAGAAGGTAGTCCTCCAGTACGGCCACCACAGGCGGCTCTCCGTAAAGTGCGTAGTCGTTCCGTCCAGCGACACATAGATGCCGTTCTTGTCCCAGAAGGGATAACAGAGCCGCACCGCTACATCGTAGGTTCCCGCCGTGCTGACGGTAAATTGGTAAGTGACCGCTCCTTCATCACCAAGTGTGGCGACACCGTTCTCGATGGATACGATGCCGGATGCGCTGGCGTAGTTGGCGCCGTCATGGTCAACGATGATGTTTTCAAACTCCGTTTTCTGCTGCTTGCTGTATGCGGTCAGATAGTGCCTGCCATTGTATGTCCCGGACATCTGCGGGTACTCGTAGCTGTCGGCGTCCCGTCCTTCCATGTAGTCGTACACATGAGGGAGCGCCCACGGCACCTTGTTGTTATCGTCCCAATATCCCACGAATGGGATGAACGGTTGCGGCGGCTGATCGTCCGTGAAGTTATACACACCCTTCAGCCAGTTCTGCGCCGCATAGTAGGTCTGTGATGTACCGCGATAGGTCTTTCCGATATTGGACGGCAGGTCGTAGATCTGCCAGTTCCAGCCGTAGGCGGGCATACCGAGGAACACCTTCTCCGTGTCCATGACCTCGGAGGCATAATCGTAGATACCCTCAAGCCAGGAACGCGGGGACACCGGTCCCGGCGCTGAGCCTGCCCATGCCATGCCGTAGCTCATGATAGACGCGGTATCGCAGTAATTGTTGAGGTCGGCATATACGCACCAGTTCTCACCGCCGACCGAGCCGTTGACCGAAGTCATACCCGGCAGGCAGATATTCATCATCTTGGAAGAATCGTAATTCTTGACCGTGTTGTAGATATTGCGGAACATCGCCGTGGACGCTTCATGCGTGGAATAGCCATCGCCTTTTTCGAGGTCGATGTCGATGCCGTCACACCACGGATATTTCTGCATGATGCGGACAAGTTCCGAGAGGAACATATCCTGCGCTCCGTTCGTGTTGTCCCGCAGGGCTTTGAAGATGCTGTTCGCTCCGTCATTCGCTACGGTCAAAAGCCACTTGATATGAGGATAGCGGTTGATGTAGGTGAGCATATTGGAAATCGCCACGCCGCTCTCGTAAATCTCCCCAGTAGCCCTGACCTTGAAGGAGAAAAGTCCGATCTGGCTGATGCGGTCGCCGTAGTCACGCAGAGCGTTATACATTCTGGTGTTGCCCATGAACGTCCACACCATGATTTTCTTTCCCTTTAATGTGTCCATCAGAGCAGTTCACCTCCATTGTCCATTTCCTGCATCGAATATAAAAGCTGTGCAGACTTTCCCTGCGGCAGGGAGACTATATGCTTGGAATCCCACGCCGCGCTGTACTGGAAGAATCCGTACTTTGTTTCCGCGCTGCCGTTCCTCTTGCATTCCCGCGTGGATGCCAGCAGAGCCAAATCGTCCCCGGCATACATGGCGTTCGGGAAGGTCGCTTTCTGACCGCCGGCACCCTGCGCCAGCGTGACCGAGCCGCCCTCCATGTCCTGTTTCGGATAGAGGTGGATGTCAAGCCCCGCCGATGTTCCGCCGAGGTTCAAAAGGATCACTGTCTCTTCCGAGCGGACGATGCCGTTGAACCACACGGGATCATTCTCCGATTCCTTGAGAAACCCTTTCGTGTGAGGCGTATATCCCGACAGCATATCGCCCTCCTGGAGCATAAGATCAGTAAACCAGATATCGCCCTCGCAGTCTGTGACAATCGGACGGACGGTGATATTGACCACACGCTTATCCTCTTTTTTGGAAATAACCTCTACAAAGCGTTCAAAATCAGCCATTTAATCACCGTCCTGTGTCCACTCTATCTCGCTCACATGACCGACCCAGCCGGAGGCAAGGGAGCCGTCCTGCAAATTCATATCCGTGATGTATACCGTCCCCGTGCAGTCATTCACAAATATTCTGACCGTAATCTTTGCGACCCTGCCATACTGTGGGCTTACCGTGCCATGCACATGAGTAAAACTTGCCATAGCGTCACACCTCCGTATCTGAGGAGGATATGAGGTCTATCGTCCTCGTTTCCGTGCTGCCGTCCTCGTACTCGATCACGATCTCCACGCCGACCTGTCCGCTGCTGCCGAGACTGAGGTTCTCCGTAGCGATCTGAGCCGAGAAAGTATAGCTGTCACGGTTGGAGGGAGTGACAGTCTGCTCCATGTACTTGGTGGCGTTGTACGCGCCCTCGCACTTGAAGGAGGCCGTGCCTGTCACGCCGTTATCTCCATCCACCGAAAAGCCGGAATTCGTCCAATAGGCAAAGCCATCATCGCCACGGGAGTTTTTCAGATGGTTGAACGGCACGAAGTTCTGCAGCTGCTGGTTGTCGATGTAGTTTGCACCCTCAAGGACATCTGCGGCGGCGTCCCACTGAGACGTGGAATCGCCAAGTTCACGGAGCGTTGTGGAAAGTTCCAGTACCGTGTTCCAGGGTTCCTGCAGGTTATACTCCCGGCGGACGATCCTTGTCTTGATGGAAAGGTCTAAATCCTCATCCACCACCATGACCGTATCACCAAGGTTCCATGCCTCATGCTCGTAGCCCGTCAGCACGGTCAAGTCCATTGCTTTCAGCACATAGGAAATTCGCGGCGCCGCATAGTCCGCAAGGCGCATATTGGCAAACTCCAGCATCTGATAAGGGTTCGTGAAATTCGAGCAGTCCAGCGTCTTGATGCGCACCTCACTCGTATAGGTAAAGTCCTCCACATAGGGCTTTCCGTCATTGATATTGGCAAAGGTTATGCCGTCCGCACCGACAGCATAGAGCCTTGTGATAAGGCTCGTGGTGTCGATCAC